AGGAGAAATTATGAAAGAAGATTACGATAAGAAAGATATCAAAGCATCACCAAAAACAAAAGACATGAAGGTAGAGAAGAAATCTGAACTACCAGAGGGTTGGTGTATGTTTGTTAAAAGAGGCAAGCATGTGTTATTCGACCCCAATGGAAAACAAACAAAACACGCTTCAAAAGAAGCCGCTATGGAGTTCGCAAATGGACAATGATAAGATTACGAATCCTGACATTTCAGGATTGGAAGTAGAGACTGAAGAAGTCGTTGAGAAACGAGATATCAGAAAGAATCTACTTATTGCTAGAAAAAGACAGCTTCAACGTCGAAAGAGAGGATACGGTAAATTACCTAGCTCTTTAAGACGCTAAGCAAAGCCCTTCGGGGATTGGGGTACTATAATGCCATATCACTACGGTAAGAAGAAGAAGAAAAAGAAAAAAGGCGGAAAGAAAAAACGCAAAGGAATGAGAGGTCATCATGGCTGTTAGAAGACGCAGACGTAAGACTTCTACTAAAAAGAAGCGTAATATTCCTACTAATAAAAAGTTATATGCAAGAGTTAAAGCTGCAACAAAACGAAAGTTTGCAGTTTACCCAAGTGCATATGCTAATGCTTATCTTGTAAGAATGTATAAGAAAGCAGGTGGGAGGTACAGACGTGGCTAGAAAAAGAAGAACGTCAGTAACCAAAAAGCTGACCAAACGACAACAAGCAACCCTTAGACGTCATTCAAGTCACCACACTAAGAAACATATGACATTTATGAGAAAAGAAATGCGTAAAGGTAAAACCTTTACAGCAGCTCATAAACTAGCTATGAGGAAGGTGGGCAAGTAATGGCACGACCCGGTGGTTTAACTAAATGGTTTGGAGAAAATTGGGTAGATATTAGTAGACCAAAGAAAGGTGGTGGACATGCCAAATGTGGTAGAAAGAAAGCCAAGAAGGGTCGGAAAGGTTACCCAAAATGTGTACCAGCAGCTAAAGCTGCAAGTATGAGCAAAAGTCAAAAACGCTCTGCTGTTAGACGAAAAAGAGCTAAGAGACAGGGAGTAGGTGGTAAACCTACCATGGTAAAGACAGTCGTTCGTAGAAGGAGAGCAAGACGTGGCCGCAAGAAGACGTAAAGCTGGGGGCCGTAAAAGAGACCCACGATTAAAACGAGCAGGGGTTAAAGGATTTAATAAGCCTAAAAGAACGCCTGGACACAGAACTAAGTCACATATTGTTGTGGCTAAAGTTGGAAGTAAAATTAAAACAATTCGTTTCGGACAGAAAGGAGCTAAAACAGCAGGTAAGCCTAAAGCTGGTGAGTCTCGTAGAATGAAAATGAAGCGTAAGAGTTTTAAAGCAAGACACCGCAGAAACATTGCGAAAGGAAAAATGTCCGCCGCTTATTGGGCGAACAAGGTAAAATGGTAGGAGAAAACAAATGGGATTAGCATTTGCACCGGGAAGAATGGCAACAGCCCTTCCCACAACCAAAGAGACAGCTATTACTTGTGGAGACAGAAGTACTTATGTTAGACTTGTAAATGAGTCTAATTCAGTACAAACTGTAACTACAGTTACTAGTGCCGATCCAGCAGTTGAAATGGGTTCAATCCGATTACAACCTGGTGAAGTAATGATCTTGTGGAAACGTAGAGAGTTCCACAAAATGTATGCCTCAAGTACTGAAGTTTGGGGGACTGGCGGAATGGCTAGACCTGTAGGCTTAGGTTCAGAATCACGAGGCTAAGAGAAGGTTCGCGCCTTCTGGGAGATAGAGAATGTTTGAATTGATAAAAATCATATGGGGCTTAATCCAAGTTTTACCTATAATTATCACAATATGCTCAGCCGTTGTAATGATGACTGATACACCTGTTGATGATAAGTTATGGGCAAAAGCTTACAAATGGATTGACCGCTTTGCTTTAAACATTGGAAAGGCTAAAGATAGAAATCCTCTACTTGATTAACTTAAGGAGGCTGTTATGCAAACAGCTGAACAAAAGAAATTAGAAGAGAAATTATCTTTACCACCTATGATATTCGCTATTGAGAAGGCTACCGCGATACTCATATTTAAGCAGCGTCAAAAGCTGCACCGCCTTCTCACAACCAAAGAGTTGACAGCACTACCTCGTGGAAAAGACCGCGAGGCTTTGCTCTCGACAGTAATAGGGAGAAAATAATGAAAAAAGTACTCGCACTACTACTCGCTACAATTGCATTACCATCATTTGCTGGTGTTAATGGAAATGTTGGAGTATATTCTGACTACTTCTTTAGAGGCGAAAGTCAAACTATGGGAAGTATGGCAGTTCAAGGGAACTTGGATCTGGACTATAAAGGAGCATACGGTGGCGTTTGGGTATCACAAGTTGATATGATGGACGCAGACTGGGAATATGACCTTTACGGTGGATACCGATTAAACCTCAACGACACTTGGTATGTTGACGGCGGAGTCATTCAATATAGATATGACGACAAAGCAATAGATCACGTTGAAGAGTGGTTTGTAAAAGGTGGAAACAACTGGATCGAACTAGCTATGTGGACAGATATGGACGACAAAGAAAAGCAATACAAAGAGGTAACTCTTAAAATGCCTTTAATTAAAGTTGTCGATATATCACTAAGACACGGCATGTTCGATGATGATTCAGACTACCAACAGTTAACAATATCAAAATCTATGAAAAACTGGACACTAGGAATGGAAGTTCTTGATGGAGCCAGAGATGGAGAGTTCGTTGACTCAGCAGCATTCTTTGTTAGTAAATCATTCTAATGCCCATTAGGAAGACAAAGAAAGGCTGGAAGATAACCAATACTCCCGGTTTATCGAAAACTAAGAAGGCAGCGAAGCAAAGACTTCGTGCCATAAAGTACAAACAAGGGAAAGGACGCAAGAAGCGTTAGGAGAAATTAAATGTCAGTAAGATTTATAGGAGCAGAAGCAGCATGTGGCACCTCAGCAGGTGCTTCAAGTAACTTCGAACTCGCCAAAGAAGTAAGATTAGTTAATCTAGCAGGTGCTGAAGCAACCGTCACTATTTTGAATGGTGCATCAGGAACAGACGTGCAAGGTTCGTTTACTTTAGAAGCAGGTTCTGCTGAATACGTATCTAAGGATATGGAAGATAGAATATTCGCCTCAGCCGCAACGGTTAAGGGCGTACCAATTAACACTAGAAGGTAACATTATGAAAGAGGTAAATGGGAGAACTCTATGGCTACAAGAGAGTATTCTCAATGCAGCCAGTTTTACAGCAGCTATTGATTTAGTTGCAACTAAGAGAGATCTAAGTAGGAAAGAGAAAGACATGAAGAATGTCGCTCTTGCCTTCATGTACCTCTATAATGTTGTTGAGGAGCAAGGTCTCCTCGATGAAGTCGATTCATTTTTCACTAATGAGACGATTCACTAATGTTAGAAATATCTAGAAAAGACATACTTTCAGACAACTTAATGGATTTTCAAAGCGAAAATCGATTCATTAAGCTACCGATACATGGCTACATGGAATTACTTGGGATAGAACCTAATAGTACCCAAGTAGCCATTATCAACTCAATTAACAATCCGAAGTATCGTTTTGTTACTGCCGCAGTCTCACGTAGACAAGGGAAAACATACATTGCTAATGTAATTGGTCAATTAGTTACTTTAGTACCAGGCGCTAACGTTCTGTTAATGTCGCCTAACTACTCACTCTCGCAGATTTCATTCGACCTTCAAAGAACACTCATAAAACATTTTGAGCTAGAGGTAATTAAAGATAATGCAAAAGATAAAGTTATTGAACTTTCGAACCATAGTACGATACGTATGGGCTCGGTTAATCAAGTGGATTCAGTCGTTGGTAGGTCCTATGACCTCATCATCTTCGACGAAGCCGCCCTTGTGGATGGCCGGGACGCTTTCAACGTCGCACTACGACCTACACTAGATAAAGAAAACTCCAAAGCTATATTTATATCTACACCACGTGGTAGGAATAATTGGTTTGCGGAGTTTTGGCACAGAGGATTTAGTGATGAGTTTCCAGAGTGGGCATCAGTAAAAGCTACCTACCATGAGAACCCAAGAATTTCTGAAGAAGATATACATGAAGCACGGAAAACCATGTCGGAAAGTGAATTCAATCAGGAATATATGGCAGACTTCAATGTATTTGAAGGCCAAGTATGGGGTTTCAAAAGAGAAGAATGTCAACAAGATTTAGCAGAGCTAGATCTAACGGGTATGGATATCTTCGCAGGAATGGACGTAGGGTACAAAGATCCTACAGCTTTCTGTGTAATCGCGTATGATTGGGACTCAGGTAAATACTACTTGGTAGATGAATATATGGATTCCGAAAGAACAACAGAACAGCACGCAGAAAAGATTAGAGAACTTATCAATAAATGGAATATAGATTATATTTATATAGACTCAGCTGCACAGCAAACAAGATTCGACTTTGCACAAAACTATGACATTAGTACTATTAACGCAAAGAAATCTGTTCTAGACGGGATAGGTCATGTGGCAGCGATCTGTGATAATGATAGACTTATAGTTGATCAAAGATGTCACGAGACTCTAATCTCCCTTGACCAATACCAATGGGATCCCAATCCGAATTTATTGAAAGAGAAACCAAAACACAACATGGCATCACATATGGCTGATGCATTACGGTATGCGTTGTACTCGTTCGAGACAAGTGTCACTAGCTTCTAACTACCACCGCACAAAAATAGTTCTTGACAACATACCCGAAAGATAGTATAATTTAATGAATGGAATAAGTTATGGAACTAAAACGAGATCTAGTTAAATATGTTCGGGACAAGGCTAAGTCGAAATACAATAAAGGGACGGAATGTTTTATCTGTGGCGCAACGCAGAATCTCGACTTTCATCATTTCCACGGTCTAACAGAGTTGTTAGAGATTTGGCTGAGAAAGAATAAGATTAAAATAACTGATGCAGAAGATATTATGGGTATCAGAGAACAGTTTATAACTGAACACAACAAAGAAATTTACGAAGCTGCTGTTACATTATGTCACGAACATCATATGAAACTTCACTCCATCTACGGCAAACGCCCACGAGTAGTAACAGCTAAGAAACAAGAAAGATGGGTGGGTATACAGAGAGACAAATATGGCATGGTATGACAGACTAATTGGACGAACCTCACCAAGCGAGGAATATGAGAAGCTTAACCCTTCTCAGCCGTACATCGCTGGAGAAGAGGGCGGTTCACTTAGCACAAGAGAAGTTGTTACCAATTACAGAAACGCTTACGAACAACTAGAGGTAGTAAACCGAGCAGTTAACATGATAGTGGACGACGCTGCGGATATACCGTTTGATGTTGGTGAGCAATTAAAAGGAATGAACAACATCGTCAAGAATATGAGACGAAGTAAGCTCGATTTGTTACTTAATAGAGAGCCTAATCCATTTCAGGACGTTAGCTCATTCAAAAGAAATTTAATCACAGACCTACTAATAGACGGAAATATCTTTGTCTATTTTGATGGGGCACACCTTTATCATCTACCCGCAGACAAAGTCACAATAGAAACAGACGAGAATACTTACATTGATAAGTTTGTATTCGATAACGGAGTAGAGTATAGTCCAAAAGAGATTATACATATTAAAGAAAACAGTTT